CGAAACGCGCGTCCGTGAGCTCATCGGCGTGCCGAGACTGCCGACGTTCCCGCCTGTTTCCGGCGAGGCTGAGCTTGAGGCCCTCCCCATTGACCGTGAGGCCCAGCTCATCATTCGTGAGCGTGCGCCCTTGCCCAAGCCCGAGCGGCCCATTACTGTTTATGGCATAGTCAACACGATGAGCGTCATGCCGGGATGTTACGACCGTAGCCACTCCAGCTACCTTGCCATGATTAAACGTCGCATGCTCCTCCCACGTTTCCGCACCATGCCTCTTTTCTCTCAGACCCTCATGAATGTTTGGCACTTTTGGCATCGCGAAAACTCCGCCGTCATGTTTGGCCCCCACCATTCGGGCACGCCTGCCCGTCCTCTAGATTGGATAGCCAAATACAATGCCAACATGCAACGACAGCTCCACCTTGAACTGTGGTTCCTCCAGTTCGGTCTCCCTGCCAATGCGTTCGCACGTGGCATTTTCATGAAACGCGAGCTGTATACCAAGATCACTGCATCAGGCTGGACGGGTAATCGGCCACGTGGCATCCAAACTACCAAAGCTGCTCACCATCTGACCGTCGTTCACAAAGTCATGGGCTTTCAGAACCACATGAAGCGTTGGCTCCATCCGAATCTGGACAAGCCTTGGTGCGTCCCGTGCGGCGCCTCGCCTGAGGAGATGGGCCGCTATCATTCACATGAGGCCCACGCCAGCCATACCTATGAAGAAGGTGACGACTCCAATTTCGATGTCCACAATTGCGGCGAGGACGGCGTGTCCAATCCACAGGAGATGGTGTATGAAACCATGGAAGACGTCGTCGACGGCCCCAACATCATGAATGTTCAGTGGATGGCCGGCCCGACCACGGGCTTCGTCAAGGCCTGGTACGCCATGATAACGCGATATTGGCCGGTTCACAGCGGCAACCTCGACACCTACAGCGCAAACACAGCGAGCAACATCAGCCGCAAGACCTTCACTATTTCGCTGTGGCACCATCGCGACTCCTGCATTTTCTGTGAGCAGCCCAACACGCCGTTTCCACACTGCATCGAATGCGCGCGGGCCTTTGACATTTGGTGGGCTCATGAACGCCCATTGGCACGCGACTTAGTCCCTTTCCGACCTGTTCAGCCCGTGATCCTGCAAGAACTAGTCCACGAACAGGCTCGCGAACGCGTATGCCCCAAGTTGCTCACTGCAGCCCGTGCTATGGCCGCTTCTGACGCACGTGGCATGTTCTCTGGTGATGACAGTCTTCTACGCGGTGAGAATCTCCCTGACGCTTCGTTCTGGCGTCGTATCAGCGCCAACTTAGGTTTTGATTATAAGCCCAAGAGCCACACCGGCCCCTACGCAAAGTATCGCGCATCCTTCTGTAGTGGGTTGTTTTGGCCCACCTCAGCTGGCACAATTCTCGGCCCGAAGCCCGGACGCTGGATAGCGCGTCAGGGATGGTTCATCGACCTCCCGCGCCAGGATGAGCGTTTTCTCCGGCAAGTGGCCCGTGCGGAGAGCCTTGGGCGACTCCCCCAATGCCGGTTTGTGCCCTTTCTGAGAACGTACTGGCGTAGAATGACACAACTGACCGACGGCGTCGTGCCGGTAAAGTGGGAAAACCGCAAATATGCTGAGTGGATCCCGACGTCGACGCCCGCCGAGGCCACCGATGAGACCTGGCTGATGATGAACGAGCTCTATGGTTTGACGCGCGATCACGAAGCGCAATACGAGAAATTGTTGGACTCTATCAAGAGCCTGCCTGCTGAGCTCAATTTTGCCCCCTTCCGCCAGATGCTCGACCTAGAGGCAATAGAGGACGAGAACGAAGAGCCTCTTTTTTAAGCGCCCTGGGCATGGCGCAAAACTGTCTCGATTTGCCTAAGTTTTGGGCCCTCCGGGGGGCCGTTAAATATACCCGGACTGGCAAATTTGCACCCGTTCTCCTTCTCCTCTTTCTTTCAAACACGGCTTCCCTATGTCAGGACGCCGTCGCGCCCCCGGCCGCGGCCGCTCCAGCCGCCGCCAGTACCCAATTCGTGCGGCTCGAATGGCCGTCCGCTCACTTCTCGTTCGCCCAGCCCGTCGTCGTGGACCACGTCCACCGCGCGCCCCACGCCCCATCCAGCCGATCGTCGTGGCTCCCGCTCCCGCCCC